TTACTTATGATGGGAGTTGCTGGTATACTGGGAGGAGCACTGCTCTGTGCCATTCACGGAGCAACTGTAGAGAATACACTTTATGAAGATGGTGATGCATCAAATACGTTCAAAGGTTTTGAACCGACTCAAGAGGAAGAGACTTACTCAATGGTTACGGCGAACCGATTCTGGTCTCAGATCTTCGGTATCGCTTTTTCTAATAAGCGTTGGTTGCACTTCTTTATGCTTTTCGTACCAGTTATGGGTCTCTGGACTTCTTCTATTGGTATCATCGGTCTTGCACTTAATCTGCGTGCTTATGATTTTGTATCGCAGGAAGTTAGAGCGGCAGAGGATCCAGAGTTTGAGACATTCTACACGAAGAATATCCTCCTTAATGAGGGACTTAGAGCGTGGATGGCTCCAGTAGATCAACCCCATGAGAACTTTGTATTCCCAGAAGAAGTATTGCCCCGAGGCAATGCTCTGTGATATACTAGGAGGGGAAACCCTCCTTTTATTTTCTCTAAATATTTTTCAGTCTGTATATGAGTATGATAACCAGAAAGAAAAAGATTGCAATTATTGGTGCGGGAAATGCTGCATGTATTACTGCAATGCATTACTATCTTTATGGTCAAGATCATTTTGATCGCATTACCATATATCATGATCCATCATTTCCAATTGAAAGAGTTGGTCAAGGAACAACATTAGTAATTCCAAGGTTATTCCATTCGGTTTTTGGTATAAATTGGTATAATCAAATTGATTTTGTAAAAGGAACTAGAAAAGACGGAATTCTTTATGAAAATTGGGGTACAAAAACAGAAAAAAACTTTCATCCGTTTCCGTTAGATGCTTGTTCTATTCATTATATCCCACAACTATTATCAAAACTAATTTTAACCTGTGGACTATTTGAGGTTATAGAAAAAAATATTCAAAATCCAGAAGAAGAAGTTGATGCAGATCACATTTTTGATTGCCGAGGTAGGCATAATAGAAATGAAGATCTATATGAAAAACTTATAAACCCATTGAATTCTGTAATACTTGGCAGAGATAATACTCCAGATCCAAGTTTACATTACACTAGATGCGTAGCAACTCCTGATGGATGGACATTTGTAATTCCAAACCATGATAGTGTTTCTTATGGTTATATTTTTAATGATACTATAACTGATAAAAAGGATGCTGCTAAAAATTTAATTGATATGTTTGGAGTTATTCCTGATGGACATTTAGAATTTAAAAATTACATTGCCAAGAATTTTTTTGAAGGCAAAAGAACTATTTTAAATGGAAATCGAGGTTCATTTTTAGAACCTTTGGAAGCTAGTTCTGTTGCGTTTTATCAGAAAGTATGTCAGTATGCTTGGGATTATATTGTTGATGGTGCGAACACTGAAGTTTGTAATCAAAATATTAGAAACGAAATGTTTAAAATTCAAAACTTTGTTTTGTGGCATTATCAATTTGGTTCTAAATTCAATACTCCATTTTGGGAGTATGCAAAGACATTACCATTTACTCCAGACAATGAATTTGAGAGTATGATCCAAGAAGCAAAAACTAATAAAATAATACTCTCACAATATGAATATTCTCAGTGGGGAATTTTCTCATTTAAAAATTGGATAGAAAACACTTAACACATAAAACTATGAAATTTACAGTCTATTCAAAAGATGGTTGCCCCTATTGCGTTAAGGTGCAACAAGTGCTACAATTAGCAGAACTGCAGTATGTAGTCTACAAATTGAATATCGACTTTACAAGAGAAGAATTCTACGCAGAATTTGGAGAAGGTTCTACCTTCCCACAAGTAGTTGTCAATGACAAACACATTGGTGGATGCACCGACACCGTTCAATATCTGAAGGAGCAGAATCTGGTTTAATGGAAACTAACTCTTATGAAGTTTATTCCGATGTAGAAAAGGCCATTGACTACGCTTTCAATGGTCAATTTGTAATGAAGTTCTATGACTATCTCAAGATTCGTGGAACAAAAAAAACAGAAGTTGAAGAGTTTATTGAAAGTCCCACCGCAAATGAGATCAGCAATCTTGTAATGGATCTTGATGAATATCTAGAAGGTGGTGCTGATGAGATGCACAAACAACTTCGTGAGGGATACGGACATATTCCCAAACCAGAAGCCAGAAAAATTAGAAATTACTTACACGGCATTTTAGAAGATGCATGGAAATACAATCATGACAAGAGGCGCGGGCGGCGGAAGAAGCAAACTAAATAAAAGTGATCCCCAAATCAATCGGGGAGTTGAATTACTGTTACGTAATAGGAGGGGAAGATCAACAAAACCAAAAACTTTTCAAGTGAAATTTGGTAAGATGATTTCTCTTTTCCGCAGAGAGTATCATTTTTACATTGAGTTTCACTTTGATGTAAGAAACAAATAACCCTCTGGAGAAAGAAAATGTTAGCAGTAACACTTACCATCGGCACATTAGTTTCAATCATGTTCTTTTTTGTGGGTGGGGTAATAGGATGGATGGCAAAAGAACATTTTTATCAGACTGCACCAGTGTACACTCACCCAGAGATGTTTGATTCAAATGGTAACATCATACCTGACGAAATTTTAGCTGTGAGATTTGAAAACGATTATGACTACGACGAAGACGAGGAAGACGAGTAATTCAACTGAGGATACTAAACTTCCACCAAACCCATTCATGAACGAGATCCTGGATCTCGTATCAAAGCAAAAGACTAACGAACAGAAAGTTAAAGTTCTGAAAGAGTATGCAAACGATGCACTGAAATCGTTGCTCATTTGGAACTTTGATGAGTCGATTATTTCTGTGCTTCCTACTGGTGAAGTCCCCTTCAAACCGAATGAGAATCCACTGGGAACAGATCACTCTTCTCTGAGACGTGAGTTCAAGCACTTCTACAATTTTGTAAAAGGTGGTAATGATACTCTGCCAAGTATCCGTAGAGAGACCATCTTCATTCAGATTCTTGAAGGTCTGCATCCAAACGAAGCAGAAGTCTTGTGTCTTGTAAAAGATAAGCAACTCCAATCTAAGTATAAGATTACTAAGGAACTCGTGTCAGAAGCCTATCCCGATATTAAATGGGGAGGACGCTCCTGATGTGTCAAGTTCTTCATCAGAAATGTGAAAAATCTGTAGCGAAAGATAAGTCTTTACCGTTAAATTCTTACATCGTTACATATGTTTCTGATGAAGAAACTTTTTACGATATTGTAATTTGCAACAAACAATCTGATATTTTTGATATATATTGGGACAAATATCGTGAAGGTTTGAAAGATATCAGATGGACAGATGGGAAAGTGAATCCAAAACTTTGGCAATTTAGAACGGAGAAAAAGAAAAAATGAGTGAGGGATTTAGTGAAGAAAAGATTGATGTAGCAATCAATAAAGACGAAGTTAAAAAACTTCTGAAGGACTATAAGAAGATTAAAAAATATATGCGGTCTCCATTGTTCGCAGTCAAAACAATGGATGGAACTGAAAAACTTGTGAGTGATTTATTAAAAGACATCGATGGGTAAGCATTATCTTTTAAATTTGTATGGATGCTCGTTTGTTCTTCTGGACGACGAGCGTTGTCTTATAGACTTACTTGAAAATGCAGCAGTTGCGAGCGGAGCCACTGTAGTTCAAACCATCTCAAAAAAGTTTGATCCACAAGGAGTCACTGTAGTTTGTTTATTATCGGAAAGTCATATCAGTATTCACACATGGCCTGAAGAAGGTAAAGCAGCAGTAGATGTTTATACCTGTGGAAATTGCAACCCTAAGATTGGTTGTGACATCATCATTCAACAACTTTATGCTCAGAATCATACACTAAGTTACATTGAACGTTGACAAAGTTTTAAAACCATGGTATGATTCGATCATTACAATACCCTTATCATGTATAAACCTTATTCCCCCGAGTGGCATCGGTATCGTTACTTAAAAGAATCTATTGACAAATATCTAGATGATTATGTAGACAATTCTGTTATCATCTCAGATATTCTGGATATTCTGAACGAGCGATCTGAAAAAGCTCATCAAGAATTTCAACAAATTAATGAATTGGAATCCATGCTTCATACTAATAAATAAACCTATATTTGGAGAAAGACATGCTTTCTACGCAGTATCGTCTTCGTCTTGAAGCAATCTGTGAAAAAATTGTTCTTCACGAAGGGGTAAGTCTTGAAGATATGATTTGGGCAGAGAAACTTGCAAAGGCAAATCGCTCTGCTGCGACTATACTTCGCCAAGCGAGAAGGAGAGCAGAAAATCCTAACATGGACGAAGATGGTATGGATGGATTTTTAAACGCTCTAGATATTGGTGGTATAGGACATGAACGTTTTGGTAAA